ATTACTGATGGATTATATTTACAAATATTTGATCAAACTCAGTTCAATAGACAGGATTTTATTGATGAAAAGAAAAATGCTTGTGCGTTTGGTATTGGGAAAATGGATTATATGTGTGCATTGGGTGATACCCCATATGTAGCTTATAATAAATTGAGATTCGATGCACTTGCTCTTAATTTAAATGATTATGCCATTCCATTTGCTTCTACTTATACACAGTCTAGCGAAGGTGGTAGACCAGAGGTTTCAGAAGATGAGTTGTCTAAAGAAGGACAGTCTACGAGAAATGCAGGGAAAAATGAAGATAAGGGAAATAAGTAATGGATAATAAAAAACAAAAGTTTTTAAAAACAAAAGATACTTCTACTGCTACTACCCTATCTAAATTAGGATTTCAGCAAGTGGATAATTCAAATGATTGGATAACATTTATCAATAATAACAAATTACAATTTTCCAATGATATAGACCAATCAAAAATCAAATATAGCAATATATTATGTATTTAACTCCTTCCACTAGGAGTTTTATTTATATACAAAAACTAAAGGAAGGAGGAAAGAAATGCCGAGACAAAAGCAAAAAAAGTTATTGACAATAAATGACTTATATAATTTTTATAGTTCTAAAAAGAATTCATTGACATTTAGTGAAGAAAAATCAGGATACACTATTGCCGTACAAACTGATGCAAAATTTGAATTGTCCGATGATTTATCTGAGGGTTTATTATATGGAAAAATTCGTGCATTCCACGATTTAACCAATAATAACAAAAGTCATATTGAAACAGATATATTAGAAGAAAAAATGATGTCTCTCAAAGACAGACCTATTATGGCTGATATTATTGAGACAGACCAAGTTGACGAAGACGGAAATCCTATTAAAGATTTTTCTGGTCATACAATGGAATATAATGAAGAACTTGATAAGTTTGTTTACAAGGAATTACCAGTTGGTCATTTTGTAAATCCTGAAAATATACACACAGAATATGACGAAGAATATGAAAGAAATTTCGTTGTTTCTGATATTGTAATCTATGAAGAATATACTGATACCTGCGAAATATTGCGTAGGAGACAGACTGTTGACTGTTCGGTAGAATTGTGTATTAGAAAAATGCACTGGAATGCAACAGAGCATGTCTTATATCTTGATGACTTTTACGTGCAAGGCTGCACTTTATTAGGAGCTAATTATGCACCTGGTATGGCTGGAAGTCGTCTAACACTTAAAGACTTTTCTCAAGAAAACAATTCATTATTTTCTGATTTTTCAGAAATAGAACAATCTAAATTAATTGAAACATTAGATAAGTTAAATATAACTTTGACTACTCTATCTAATTTCAATATAAATTCACAAAGTCAACTAGATAATGAACAAGAGAAAGGAGGAAACGACAAAGTAATGTTTAAATCTCTATTAGAAAAATATAACAAAACAGTTGAAGATATCACATTTGATTATGAAAGTATGTCTGACGAAGAACTTCAAGTAAAATTTGCGGAGTTATTCGAAGATAATACGGACGATGCGAAAGATGATCCGGAAGATGATACTGTAACAGATGAAGGTTCTAGTGATGCAGACAACGACACAGATGATGATTCTGAAACTGATGACGAAACAAACGATGATACTATCGTAAAAGAAGATAATAGCTGTAATGATGATAAAGACAAAGAAGATCATTCATTAAATGATACTACTACTTTTACAAAAACATTTTCTGTTTCACATGAAGATTTAAGAGGTATTCTTTATACCTTACTTGCTCCATTAGAAGAAACATTAAATGACTGCTATTGGATTGTATCAACATATGATAATTATTTCATTTATCAGTCTTATCTTGGAAATTATTTCAAGCAGAAATTTACTGTTGATAATGATAACGTAGCATTTGATGGAGAACGTGAAGAAGTTTTTGCAGAATTTGTCAATGCTTCTGAAAAAGAAGAACTTGATTCTATGCGTTCTAATTACTCTGCTATTTCTGAGAAATTAGCAAAATATGAGGAAGCAGAGAAATTAGATGATAAGATGACTGTATTCTCTGATGATGCATATGCAGAATATCTTGAAACAAAAGAATTTAAGTCTCTTATGGCAAAAGAAACATTAAAACAGTTTACTAAAGATGAATTGGTTGAAAAGGCTGACGCAGCTCTTGGTAAGTTAAACAGAACAACTAAGACATTTGCAAAAACTGATGATACTAAAACAGAAAAACCAAAGGCTCAGTCATTCCTTGCTTTTAGCAGAAATGAGCAGACAACATCATTTTTAGATGGATTGTTAAAGAAGTAATTTATTAAAAATTTAATTGAAAAGAGGAATATTTATGAGCGAGGTTTTTTATTGCTACTCTCCTACTCTAAAGAAAGAGCTAATGGAGAAAGTACATTTAAGATATATTGCAAAAGGTATTAATCCATCAACAAATAGAGAATATTGGATGTTCCTATATTGCGATGAACTTTTAGATTATCTTAATCAAAGACCAAAAACAAAAAATAAATATGTTATGAATCGTGAAAATCCTAACTATTCAAAATAGTTGGGATTTTTAATTGTAAGGAGGTAAGGATTATGGGTAAAAATAAGACGCATGAAGAATTTGTTCAAGAAGTAGAAACGAAATTTCCAAATAAATATACAATACTTGGTAGATATACTGGATGTACAAATAAAATAATGCTTAAACATAATAAGTGTGGGCACATTTGCAATCAAGCTGCAAAAAATATTTTGAATGGAATTAATTGTTGTATTTGTTATGGTGGAATAAAATTATCACAAGAACAATTCGAAGAACGTTTTTATGATGAATTTGGTAATGATTATGAAGTGATAGGTAATTACTTAAACAATCGTACACCAGTAGAAATAAAACATAATTGTGGATGCGAATTTACTATTATTCCTAGCAATGCTTTTGGAAGAAAACAATGCAATTGTCCAGTATGTTATTCAAAAATGAATCATCATTGTATTCCGTATGTTAATGATATTTATGCAACAAACAAAAAATTATATAATTTATTAAAAGATAAAAAAGATGGACATAAATACAAAGAATTAAGTCATGAAAAAACGTATTTTATTTGTCCTGATTGTGGTGAAGAAATTTATGCTCCAATTTATTATGTTGCAAATTATGGATTGTCTTGTAGTAAATGCGGAACAGGAATAAGTTTCCCAGAAAGATTAATGTCTAGTATTTTATCTCAGTTAAATATTGAATATAATTTTCAATTTTCACCGGACTGGATCAAACCATATAAATATGATTTTCAAATTGTAATAAATGATAAATATTATATTATTGAAATGGATGGTGGATGGCATTATTTTGATAATAACTTATCTGGAATGACATTAAAAGAAACAAAAGCTAGAGATAAATTCAAAACTATTGAAGCTGAAAAACATGGATATGTCATGATACGAATTGATTGTAATTATAATTTTGATAATAGAGAAGAATATATCAAGAAAAATATTGTTAATTCAGAATTATCAAAAATAATTGACATAGAAAATGTTGATTGGGATAATTGTTTGCTTGAAGCTAATACTCCATTAATTAAACGTATTTGTAATGAATGGAATAATGGAGTAAAAAGTATTGTCGAGTTACAAGATAAACTTAAATTGTCCGATACTACAATACGAAGATATTTATATATGGCTTCAAAAAATCATGTAATTAATGAGTCTATTGAAGATATTAAACAATTAAATTTTCAGCATATGCTTAAAACATATAATCATCCACGCAATACTTTGGTAATGTGTAATGAAACAGGGGAAATATTTCACAATTTCAAAGAAGCTCAAAACAAATATCATGGAAATATCAGTAATTATTTTCGAGATGAAAATAGGAAATTCGCAGGAACGCTGTCAGACGGAACACGTCTCACTTGGACAAGATTAGAAAAAGTTATTTGAATCTGATCATTCTTAATTGAATGGTCTTTTTTATTGTATTAAAAATTTAAGGAGGAAAAAATTATGGTATATACCAATCTAAAAGGCAAATCTTTGAATTTGCATGGATTATTCGAGAGCAGCCGCCTCGCTTCGACTGATATCGGAAATTTATACGACGCAATTGTGCGTGATGAAAATGAAAATGAGATCGAAGTAGATAACGGTGTAGCTTTGAAGATCGGTGAAAGTACAGGTAATGGTCTTCAGGAAGTTTATGCAACTATCGCTGGTGTAGGTGACAAGATTGCTGTCACTGGTGCTCCTGCTGATGTTAAGACGGCACTTACTACAGAACAGAAACAGGCATATAACTACACAAATGCTGCTGGTAAGCCAGTAAAGGCTTATCAGATTCAGGACGTAGATGTTCATAAAGATATCTTTGCAATCGCTTCTTATCAGTTTACAGATGATTCTACTGATGCTGTAAAAGTTGGTGCTTATGTAGTTGTCGATGGCAACGGTGCATGGGTAGCACAGGCTGAAAAGCCAGAAGCTTCTACTTATGGATTTATCGGTAAGATTCATAGTTTTGCTGTTGGAACTTATTACACACTTGTTCGTATCGAAGTAGTACAGAATAAGCAGATTGCGTAAAGGAAGGAGGAATAAATAAATGAGAGATATTACATGTTTTGCTGCAAATACTGTAGCACAGTTTGATAACAAATATGAAAATATGCTTGAGTTTAACTCACTTATGTTAGATGCAAGCAATAGAGTATATGAAAAGTATTCTAAAGAAGATACTCAGACTATTCTTAGAAATCAGTTTGATAAAGTATTAGGTATTAATTTTAAGACCGCAACTAAGATGCAGCGTAGACAGGCTTGGAGAGATCATAATAAGGAAATTGCAACTCTTATTGAGGATGTAATCGTAGATAAAATGAACTCTGGCTGGTCTAGTGCAAATGCAAGATTTATGGAGTATGTTGAGGAAATCAACATCAACGATGGCGATGCAAATGAGTTTTTCGTTGATGATAATTCTCTTCTTACTGTATCCAGATTCGCTGGAAACCACCATGATATTGACTCTTACAGTATCCGTATAGCGTAAGCTGTATGAAAAAATATGTATCTAACTGCTGGAAAACCCTAAAGGCAAATAAACTACAACGCAATACCTTAAATGGTATAAACGTGAATGTGGCGAAAGCAGAAAAAATTATTTGTATGAGAACGAGGTTAAATCCCCTGTTCTTTTTTAATGGGCAATCAGCAACCAAGACCGAAAGGTAAGGCTCAACGACTATTCCATCGGCAGAGAAATCTGCAATAGAAGTACGGCTCAAGTGAGTGGGTGAAACCCCCTTAAATGGAAATGGTACACATCCTTTATTGGATGATGATATAGTCTGTTCTACTTATGAAAGTAAGTGGAGTTTAATCTGGACAATTAAACTCAACAGGGCGTAGCGACCCTATAAAATTATTTCCCAAAATAATAACAGAAATGAGATGAGTAAATGCAAAATGAAATAATTTCTGGAATTTATTGCATTGAAAATACCGTAACAAACAAAAAATATATTGGTCAATCTAAAAATATTTATGATAGATGGAGAAGACATAAAGGTGAATTAAATCACGGAAATCATGATAATGATTATTTACAAAAAGCTTGGAATAAATATGGTGAAGATAGTTTTAGTTTTTATATATTAGACACTTGCGAAATAAACGAACTTGATCAGAGGGAAATTTATTATATAGAACTATATAATACTTTGGATAGAGATTGCGGTTATAATTTAAAATCAGGTGGTCAATTTATAAAAAATACACTATCCAAAGAGTCAAGAAAAAAGCTTAGTAATTCTATTAAAGAATCTTATTGCCATTCAAATTTAAAAGAAGTCAGACGAATTGATGCATTAAATCAATGGACAAATCCAGAAATAAAAGAAAAAATAATTGGTAAAAACAATGGTATGTATGGAAGACATCATACCGAAGAATCAAAGAAAAAGATGAGTGAACATAGTAAAGGTATACGTTCATTTAGAAGGAATACTACTCCTGTGTTTTGTTTGGAATTAAATAAACAATTTAATGATGCCACTGAAGCAAGTAAAGATTTATCCTTAGACAGTTCTGGTATATTAAAAGTATGCCGTGGTGAACGCAAGACATGTGGTGGCTATCATTGGAAATTTTTAAATATTGGGGAATAATATAAGTTAAACATTAAAGTGTAAGACAGTCCGTAAAGCCAGGTAAGTCATTCTCTATCGAGACTTCTTGGTATACTATTAAAGTATATACCGACTTTACTCTGTTCCAGACAGGTAAGGTTGATTTTGCAGGATTAGTTGACAAGATGTACACTGCTATTGAGCAGTACAGATATGGTGCACTCTTTACAGCTTGGATGTCTATGGATGAATCTCTCCCTACTGATATGGTTCTTGAAACAGCCGTTTCAGAAGCTACAAAGGATGACATTATCGAGCATATTGAAGCTGTTAAAGCTGCAACTGGTAAAGATGTATTACTTGTTGGTACTCGTACCGCAATTCAGAAGCTTCAGAATACTGTAAACTATAATATGTTCTCTGATGCAATGAAGGATGAAAGACATCAGAATGGTCTTCTTGGCTCTTGGGAAGGATATGATTGCCTTGCTCTTAGCCGTGTTAATAAGGCTGGTACAAGAGAAAGCGTATTCTCAGCAGATGATAACAAGAAGATTTTTGTAATGCCAATTAGTCCTGACAGACCTCCAATCAAGAGAGTAAATGAGGGAGACGTTATTTACTATGAGACAGGTATGGATGGTCTGAAGAAGGATATGACCGTTGATGCAGAACTTGCATATCAGGAAGGTATCGGTGTTGTTATCAACGAAGTATTTGGCGAAATTAAGATGAAATAATTTTAGCTGATAATTTTGGAGAGTAGTTACTTCTACTCTCCTTTTTTATGATTAAAGGAGAAAAATGGAATGAAAATTTTAGAGTTATCAAAGGAATTAGGTATTACTAATAAGGAACTAATTTCTTTTTTAAAGGATCATGGATATTCTGTATCTAGTCATATGCAGACGGCTACAGATGAAATGATCGAATTAGCTCGTTCTGATATGAAACCAACAAAAATTGAAACAGTTTCTAGT